CTTCTCGTTTTGATGATTCTTGGTTGATTGAAATGTATGTAGAGTCAACTGAAGGATTTGCTGGTTCACAAGAATTAATATCTAAATTTGGATTAGAGATAAGAGAAGACACTACATTTATGGTGTCTAAAAGAAGTTGGAATTATCACGTAGGTCAAAAAGATAGTTTGATTGCTGAAGGGCGACCAAATGAGGGTGATATTATTTACTACCCTCTTATGAACAGTTTTTTTGAAATTCAATTTGTTGAAGATCAGGAACCTTTCTTTGCATTAGGACAACTACCAGTTTACAAATTAAGAGTAACACGTTGGGAATACAGTTCGGAAGAATTAAACACAGGTTTAAATACTATAGATGTTGCTGAAGACACATATACTTTAAATACTTTAAATTATAAGTTTACTTTAGAAAGTGGTCAAGTCGCATTAGACGGCGAAGGTTCAATACAATTAGAAACAGATTACTCTACAGGTGAACCTGCGTTTTTATTAAATGAAGATTATACTGAAGCTGCAATTCAAACGCAATCATCATATGCTTCAAATACAGATTTAGATACTGAAGCTGGTTTTGATACTGCCTCAGCACTTGATGATATATTAGACTTTACAGAAAGAAATCCATTTGGAGATGAGGATAGTTAATGTTAGGTAATAGATTTTATAATCAAAGTTTTAGAAAACTTATTGTTGCGTTTGGACAAGTATTTAATAATATTGTTATTCAAAGAACAAACAGCTCGGGTGGTGTAACTGCTAGAATTAAAGTGCCACTTGCATATGCACCGAAAGAAAAGTTTTTAGTTAGATTAGATCAACAAGCAAATTTAGAAAGTAGAGAGTTTGCTACTTCATTACCTCGTATGGGTTTTGAAATCACAGGATTATCATATGACTCAAGTAGAAAATTAACAAGAGTTCAAAAATATTCTAAAGTTAAAGCAAATGAAGACGGTAAAAAAATGAATTACAATTATTCACCTGTACCGTATAATATCAGTATGAATTTATATGTCTTTACTGCTACTGCTGAAGATGGTTTACAAATCATAGAACAGATATTACCTTACTTTCAACCTGATTATACTGTAACCGTAAATGTTGTTCCAGATTTAGATATTAAACGAGATATACCGATTGTATTAGGTAATATTGGTTATGAGGATACGTATGATGGTTCATTTACACAAAGACGTGCTGTGATATATACTTTATCATTTACAGCAAAAACTTATCTATTTGGTCCTATGAACAATCAAGGTATTATTAAACAAACACAGGCAGATGTATTTACTGATACAGACGTAACTTCAACAAGAGAAGAAAGAATTGTAGTTGTTCCTAATCCAACAAGTGCTGACGCAGATGATGATTTTGGATTTACAACAACAATAAGTTTCTTTGATGATAGTAAAAATTATAATCCTGAAAGTGGTAATGATGAGTAAATTAGAAGATAAAGTAAATGAAATTTTAGGTGTAGAAACAAAAGCACCTGTACAACAAAAAGAATTTAAACCTCTAGTTCCTAGAATGGAAGATAAAAATAAAGAGGATGTAGATAATGATTACAAATACAGTAGAGAAAATTATTATAATCTAATTGAAAAAGGACAAGAGGCAATACAAGGTATATTAGATATTGCACAAGAAGGACAACACCCACGTGCTTATGAGGTTGCAGGTCAACTTATAGGTCAAGTAGGTCAAACAGTAGATAAGTTACAAGACTTACAAAAGAAACTTAAAGATTTAAAAGAAGTTCCAAATAAAACAAATGCGAATATAAAAAATGCTCTTTTTGTTGGTTCTACAGCAGAATTACAAAAGATGTTGAAACAAAATAATGAAGATACTAAAAGCAAAAACATCACACCAGAAGAAACAGATATTTCAGATAAGTGATTTAACTTATATTAGATCAATGACACCATTAAAAGAATTGATGAATGGTGAGGAAATGAATGATCCTATACAAGTTGTTAAACACGAATTATCAGATGAAGTACGATACGGTGCAAGTGGTGTACCATATATAGAAAAGAGATGGAGTGTATATAAAGGTAGTCAAAGAATACAAGCTGCTCTAAAATTAGGATACACACATATAGAAGGTATAATAACAAATGAGTGTTGACGCATATTTAGGAAATCCTAATCTTAAAAAGATTAATACACCTGTTGAATTTACACAAGAACAAATTGTAGAATATCAAAAGTGTGCTGAAGATCCATTATACTTTATGGAAACCTATGTACGTATTGTATCACTAGACGAAGGTCTTGTACCATTTAAAATGTACGACTTTCAAAAAAAGATAGTTAAGACTATACACGAAAATAGATTTACAATTTGCAAACTACCTAGACAATCAGGTAAATCTACAACAACTGTTTCTTATTTAATGCACTATGCAATGTTTAATCCAAACTCTAACATTGCTATTCTTGCCAATAAATCATCTACTGCTAGAGATATATTAAGTAGATTACAACTTGCATATGAAAATTTACCTAAATGGATGCAACAAGGTGTTGTCAACTGGAACAAAGGTAACATTGAGTTAGAAAATAAATCTACTATTGTTGCTGCCGCTACTTCATCAAGTGCCATTCGAGGTGGTTCTTATAATATTATTTTCCTTGACGAGTTTGCTTTCGTACCTACAAACATTGCCGAATCTTTTTTTAGTTCAGTTTATCCTACAATATCTTCAGGACAAAAAACTAAAATGGTTATCGTATCAACACCGTATGGTATGAATCAATTTTACAAATTATGGGTTGACGCAGAAAAAGAAAGAAACGATTATATACCTATTGAAGTACATTGGTCGGAAGTTCCAGGTAGAGATGAATCTTGGAAAGATCAAACAATTAGAAACACATCACCAGAGCAATTTCAACAAGAGTTTGAATGTGAATTTTTAGGTTCAGTTAATACGCTTATATCACCAGCAAAAATTAAATCAGTAAGTTATATGGATCCTATAAGAGCACAAGGTAGTGTAGATCAATTTGAAGAACCTATAAAAGGTCATACTTATGTTGTAACAGTTGACGTTGCAAGAGGTGTAGATAAAGATTATTCTGCCTTTGTAGTGTTTGATGTAACACAAATGCCATTTAAGGTAGTTGCATTGTACAAAAATAACGAAGTTAAACCATTTGTCTTTCCTAATATAATATCAGAAATAGCAAGAAGATATAATGAGGCACATATACTAACTGAAGTCAATGATATAGGACAACAAATAGCAGAGGCATTACAGTTTGAAATAGAGTATCCAAATGTATTAATGTGTACTCAAAAAGGTCGTGCAGGTCAGATTTTAGGTGCAATGTATAGTGGTCGTGGTTCATCTATGGGTGTTCGTATGACAAAACAGATTAAACGAGTGGGTTGTGCTAATTTAAAGACAATTGTTGAAGGAGACAAGTTAATAATTAATTCATTTAAAATCATACAAGAGATGTCAACTTTTGCAAAAAGAGGTCAATCCTGGCAGGCTGAGGACGGTAGCAATGATGATTTAATGATGTGTTTAGTTATATTTGGTTGGGTATCTAATCAAGGATATTTCAAAGAATTAACTAATCAAAATGCACGTCAACAAATGTATGTAGAACAACAAAAATTGATAGAAGAAGATATGGCACCGTTTGGTTTTGTAGATGACGGTATCAATTCAGACCCTATGAATGAAGAAACAATTGATGAATATGGTGACAGATGGATTCCAGTTGTCCGTAAGAACCATTAGTATAATTTATAGTAATTATAAATAGAAGTAAGAATGAAATTTGACTATGGGCGTAAGAAAACTTACGATAGATGAAATTATATGAAGATAATAATTAGCTAATTAGAGGAGAAAACTATGGCATTTCAAGTATCACCTGGTGTTCTCGTACAGGAAAAAGATTTAACAAGAATCATTCCTGCTGTATCAACTTCTATTGGTGCCTTTGCTGGTTCATTCAACCAAGGTCCTGTAGATGAGATAATATCTATTTCTAGTGAACAAGAACTTGTAGATACGTTTGGTAAACCTGATTCAAGTAACTTTGAATACTTTTTCAGCGCTGCTAACTTCTTACAATATTCTAACGCATTAAGAGTAGTACGAGCTACCCAAACAAGTCAAGTCAATGCTACTGCAAACGGTAGTGGACTACTTGTTAAGAATACACAAGACTATGAAGATAATTACGCCAACGGTTCGGCTGCGGTCGGAACTTTTGCTGCTAGATCACCTGGCGCTTGGGGTAATAATATATTAGTTGCAACTTGTCCAAGTGCAAGTGCATATGAACAAACAACAACAACATCTCAACAAGCAGACGGAGGTGCCGCTGTAGGTGCAACATCTGTTACTGTTGATACAGACGCTACATCTTATTTAAATGTCGGTGATATTGTTGAATTTTCTACAACTGGTGGTGGAACAGATTTCACAACTGGTGAGAAATATAGAGTAACTTCAGTTGCTTCTACTTCAATCGGTATCGTTCAACATCCAAGAGGAGAAGGCGGATTAATAACTGCTGTTGTTGATGACGCAAGAATAAAAAGAAGATGGAGATATTATGATCAAGTTGACGGTACTCCTGGTACATCAACTTATGTTTCAACTAGATCAGGTTCAAATGATGAAATACACGTAGTCGTAATTGACGAAGACGGTGGAGTTTCAGGAGTTCCTGGTACAGTTTTAGAAACGTATTCAAAACTATCTAAAGCTTCAGACGCAAAAACACCACAAGGAGATGTTAACTACTATCCAACTGTAATTCAGAATAAATCTAATTACGTGTTCTGGATGGATCATAACACTCTTGGAACAACTTGGGGACAAACAGCTGCTAACACTACATTTACGGATGTAACTGTTCCAACTAGTGAGTCATTATCTGGTGGTGCTAATGGTTCTACTGTAACTGACGGTAATCTAAAAACTGCTTA